TGGCGACAACTGCCAGATGCCATCATTTAAAATAAATTTTAGTATATTTATAGATATGATTATACTAAACGAAATAAATATGGAAAAAATGACTAAAACCGTAGTCATATACTCAGGCCGTTTTCAACCATTTCACAAAGGACATTATGCTGCATATCAAAAATTAGTATCTAAATTTGGGGTTAATAATGTTTATATTGGCACATCGAATAAAACGGATAATGTGAAATCCCCATTCAATTTTAATGAAAAGGCTAAGATAATTACCAAAATGTTCGGTATTCCATCGAATAAAATAGTTCAAGTTTCAAATCCATATGCTCCAAAAGAAGTTTTAAGCAAATTCGATAAAAATACAACCGCATACATTGCCGCAGTTGGTGAAAAAGATGCGGATAGATTGGCAGGTAAATATTTTAAACCATATCAAGGCGAAACTACGCAAGGATATGATGTGGCTGGATATACCTATATAATACCACCCGAATCAAATCAAATTAGTGGAACGGATGTAAGAAATTGGCTAAGTTCGGATAATGCTGAAAAGCTATTTTTAAAAGCATATCCAAAATTCGATAAAGAAATTTTTAAAATGATAACTAGCAAATTAATTAAAGAGGAGTTTATGAAAGGATATCCATCTAAATCCGATGTCAAACGAATACAAAAGAAAAATGACAAAATCCGTTCAACATCACCTACAAACGGCTCATATACATATGACCCTATATCCGAGCAGATTTTAAAAATAATATTGGAAGCCGATGAGTTTATAGATGAATATTTTTTAGAAGAAGAACCTAATCCGATTATGGATAAGGAAATAACATATACTGCCGCAAATGGTAAAAAGAAAAAGATAACAGTGAGAGGGGCATTGCGTTTGCCAAAAGGACATGAAGCACATATTCAAGCTAAAAAATTATTTGGAAAGGATACTGTAACGGATGAACCGCCCAAAAAACAGCAAACTCCAAATCAACCCGGTCAACCTGTTAAAAAGGGAGATACCGCTCAAGGTAAAGTTGATGCAGAGCCTATGGGAAAATCTGGACAACAACCAGAAGGACCACCGCCTGAGCAGAAATTAAAAGGTTCTGATTTAAAATCTAGTGCAGAAGATAGAGTGGATAAGCAAAATAAATCCAATGATATAAAATCGGCATTAGCTAATGAGATGAAAAATTTGGATAAGAATGAGCAAGAATTCTTAGATAAGGGTGAATATCGTCAGGGTTCCAAATTTATGAACTCACTAAAAGATGGTGTAGAAAAAGCATCTGATACCAAAGTTGTCAAAGCAATTGGACACGTATTGAAGCATAAATCAGAAATGATTGAAGGTGCGTATGATGGAGTTAAGGCATTGGCAAACGGAAAAAAGGTTGGTTCTGTTAAAAATAAAGAAACAGGAGAATGGGACTATTCCGATGAGGCTCGTAAATCGCAAATTCACGATATGAAGCACTTTGCTAAAGAAGTGGCTCTTTTAGTTGCGAGTGTTGCATTGGGCGGTGGATTAGCGGCCGGTGCAACTGCAATAGCCGGTGGAGCGGGTATGGGAGCAGCCGCATCCGCAATAGGGCAGGGGGCAATCGGTGCATTTACGCATGGGGCAGGCGGGTTTGCCGCACATTTGGGAAAAGATGCAATTAAACACGTCGCATTGGAATCTATGGGATTGAGTGGAAAAAAGGCGGCGGCCGGTGGAGCTGGATTAGCCGGTGTATCTATGGGACTATTGGAAATACGTTTATTGATTAATGAAGAAATGGATAACTCAAAATTCATACAAAATGTTGTCAGTAAAATGGCGGAAAAAATGAAAACATTTGAAATGAGTGATTCGCAATTATTGAAATCTATAAAATCTTATAATAAAAATAAAGATTTTGGCGATTTGGTCAATGAAGTCAGTAGTGTAACCGTATCAAATACTGCCGACGTACCCGATGGTTCATTTTTAAAAAAAAGAAAGAAAAGAATTTTAGATTCCGAAAAAAGTGAAGATTGGTATAAAAACGGAGGATATACTCAAACCGACTTTCCAATGGCAGATGCAATATTTGGAGATGATGATGCGGAAGAAAGAACTATAACATATACTATAAAAAATCTACCAACGCTAACATATGTTGAAACTGATTTTATAAAAGAAGATATCAATGTAGATATCAATAAGGGTGATACCGTATTGATGGGCAAATTCAAAAATAAAAAAGTTGATGTAAAGAATATTGGTAAAGACCAACATGGGATGCCAACCATAAATGGCAAACAAGCAACCACATTCAGAACTATGAGTGAAATGCCAATGAGTACATTACAGCAAATCGATGCATACGCAGACACTCAGCTGAGCCCAACGGATGTTGTTATTACCGCTAGACATTTTTTCGATAGATTAAATGACCCGAGAAATGGTAAAGAAATATCTTCGGCAGAATTGACTGGATATTTTAAACGATTGGGAAGAAACAAAACGAAATTTATGGAATTCCTTACCAAATATCAACAGATAGTAGCCAAAGATACTAGAACTAATATCAATATACCATTTATGCTACAAGCTAATAAGATTATAGCAAAAACTGTAATGAGAAAGGATAATTTTATGAGTTCAAATCCAACCTATCAATTTGAAAATAAAAACCCATCAACTGTAAAAAAAAGTAAAGGACGTATTATAGGCGAATTCATCAAATTTGCAACAGAAAGATTGGGACTAGAATCGTTGCCAAATAAAATACAACTTATAAAAAATGAAAGCTTTCCAAAAGCAGTAAAATCATTTGGTGGGTATAATCCCGAAACCGATAGTATATTTATATATGCTGGAAATAATAGAAATATAGTTGATATACTTAGAACATTGGCACACGAATTGGTTCATTTGAAACAACGGAAAGATGGTAGAATTGGTGGAATTAAAGATGGTGATACCGGCTCTGATATTGAAAATGAAGCAAATGCAGCTGCTGGTATATTATTAAGAGATTATGGTAGACGTAATGCAAATATATACGAATCTATAAATAGACCACATACATTTCCCATCGGAATTAGTGAAAATGTAGGGGATTTACAAAAGGAACTTATATCATTATATAAAAAGGCATTTAAAATGATGCCAAATTCACCGGCACAATTAAAGGTTAGAGCAGAGATTGATAAACTTACAAAACAAATTGATAAGTTAAAAAAAGAATCAATAAAAGAAGAAACTGCATCAGAAATCATAAAAGATTTAGATAAAGTAAAAACCGATTTACTAAAAAAGGTAGATGTGTTAATTGCAAAAAAGAAAAAACTTTATTCTAATGTTGATATCGAATCACCAATGAGTGCGGATGAAAAGAAATTAGATAAAGATATTGCAGATATATTTTCTCAAATAAATCAATTAGTTCTTCGGAAAAGAACTTTAAAAGAATCAATAAATGAGGCAATACATGACCCCAAATCAATAAAAGCATATTATGAGGCATTATGTAAATCTTTAAAAATATCTCCGTTACCTGTAAAATTTGGCAATGTTGGTAAAGGCGGTGCAGCATTAACTTATGATGTCAAATCAATGAAACCTCTTTACATTTCATTTGATGTAAATAGGATGAGTGACCCGGAATTTGCGATTATACATGAGCTAACGCATCAGATAAAATTAGAAACCGAAAAGGATGCGTATTCCGGAAAAAAAGACCAATCTGCGAAGTTTAAAAAATTAGAAAATACACTGATTGATAAATTTGTGTATTCCGAATTTTCTAACATATTATGGAAATCTATAAATGAAAATAGAAATTTGGTATTAGAGGGCGGGGCATATGGACATATGAATCACCCGTTTGATATTTCAATGAATCTTACATTTGGTGATTTGAAGAAAATTATCAATAATGCTTTAGATGGTAAATTGGGAGTAGTTAGAGAAAAAACCGATGGGCAAGCTTTAGCAATTAGTTGGAAGAATGGCAGATTAATTGCAGCTCGTAATAAAGGACACTTAGCAAATGGTGGAGAAAACGCTTTAGACATGAATGCGTTAGCATCAAAATTCGAAGGTAGAGGTGAATTGAGCGATGCATATAATTTCGCAATGAGAGATTTGTCGGCAGCTATTAGTGGATTGAGTGAAAAGGAAAGACAGAGTATATTTAAGGATGGCTCAGCGTTTTGTAACTTAGAGGTAATCTATCCACAAAATGCAAACGTAATTCCGTATGGACAATCTTTGTTAGTATTTCATAATGTAGTTGAATACGATGAGAAAGGTGTTGCAATCGGTGGTGTAAAAGGTGCCGAAAGTAAATTAGCATCTATGATTAAACGAACTAATGCACACGTTCAATCTAAATATACATTACAAGGACCTCCGATTACCAAATTACCAAAGGATGAGAAATTAAGTTCTCAAAAGGGTAAATTTAATGGAATGTTATCTAAACTACAATCGGAATTTGGATTAGCAGATAAAGATGGGATTGCCGATTATCACTATGCTTGGTGGATGAAATTCGTTAACAATTCGAAAAAGAATTTTTCTGAATTAGAAAAAGAAGGATTAGCAAGAAGATGGGCATTTGATAATAAATCATTTGGTATAAAATCAATCACCGATGAAGCTGCTAAGAAATGGGCAGATGGGGTAGATAAGGATGCTAAAGATAAAATAATGAAAGGAAATATTCGTAAATTCGAAGATATATTCTTAGGAGTAGGTGCGGAAGTTCTTTCGTTTATGAGTTCGGTATTAACTGCACAACCTGATGCCGCATTACAATCAATCAAAGCATCATTAGAATCATCTATATCAGATATTAGAAGTGGTGGTAGTGAAGCTCAAATAAAGAGATTAGAGAAAGAACTACAAAGATTAAACGCTATTGGCGGATTTGATAAGTTAGTTCCAAATGAAGGATTAGTATTTTTTTACAAAGGAAATACTTATAAGTTAACGGGTACATTCGCTCCGTTAAATCAAATTTTAGGAATTTTTAAGTTTGGAAGATAAATCGTATATATATGTATATCCAATGAGTTATAAATAAATAAAATATGGCAAAGAGAAAAAGTTTTGAAGAAAAAAACAAACATATTCACAAATCACGTAAACTAATTATAGATACGGTATTTGGTAGAACCGATGATAATCAATCTACGTTTGGATATGAAAAAGAAGTAGACCGGAAACGAGAAGTTGGCGAAATTTGGACAGATGGCGATGGCAAAGAGTGGGAGCAGAAAGATGGATACAAAATATCAGTATCACAATTAGATGATGTTAGGAATTATTTGCAAAAATTAAATAATTGCCAATCAGAGGGATGCAAAACTATAAAATATAGCAATGCGGATAAAAAATTAATTAGAAAAACGGGACTATGTGCCACTTGTTTAGCAAAGATGGAAACCTATTTAAAAGAAGATGGAACGTATCCATATTATGAGGATTATAAGATAACAAATAATCAACTTGCATACGTTAGAGATTTAAAAGCACAGTTCGAAGAAGGATTGCGTGGAGTAAGTGATACGTTGGAATTTGTTAATGAAGATGGGACAATTCAGAAATGGCATTATGATATTGATGTTGAAAAAGTAAAAGAAGATTTACAAACCGATATAAATGGAGCATCCGAAGCAATTGAGGCTTTATTAGAGAGGAAAGTTGCATTGGAAGATAAGTTACGTGAACTCAATCACCCAGAACTTATAAAATAATAAAACTTATGAAAAAATTTTTGAATTTTAAAAATATTGCAATTGTAGTATTGATTATATATTGTCTATTACAATGGTTTAATCCGATTGGTATTATGCCAGGTGGAAGAACCATTAGAATAGAGGGTAAATCATACGAAGTTATCAAACATGAAATTGATACAATAGATGTAGTTAAAACCAAAGTTATAACAAAACGAGGTGAAGATATATATCACGAAGTAATTGTTGAAAAGGAAATACATATACCTACAATTATTGATACGGCTGCATTATTAAAAGATTATTATTCAAAAATATTATATAAGGATGTATTAATATTGCCCGATTCATTAGGAACGGTGTCGATAACTGATACTATTTCGCAAAATAAAATATTCGGTAGAACTTTCAATGCAAGTGTTAAGCAACGAATTGTTAAAGAAACTACTATTGTTAAAGAGCTACCCAAAACTAAACTATTTTATGGATTAGAGGGTGGATTTAACAAAGCAGATTTTGTTAGTTCAATAGGAGCTGGAATTTTGATTAATACCAAAAAAGACAAAATATATAATTTAGGAATCGGTATTAATAATCAAACAACCGATGGAACAACAGGTACATTTTCACCATATATTAAAGGTGGAGCCTATTGGAAAATTAGAAATAAAAGATAATGAGTAATACGGTTCAAAAGAATACTAGGAATTTAAAACAAATTATTGCCGATGAGTATAAAAAATGTGCGTTAGACCCGATACACTTTATGAAAAAGTATTGCGTTATACAGCACCCGACTCGTGGTAAAATACCATTTCATTTATATACATTCCAAGAAGATTGCTTAACCGATTTTAAAGAAAACCGATTTAATATTATATTAAAATCTCGTCAATTAGGATTATCAACATTATCGGCGGGGTTTATACTTTGGAAAATGATATTCAATCAGGATTTCAATGCATTGGTTATTGCAACAAAAGTAACGGTAGCTAAAAACCTCGTAGAAAAGGTTAGGGTTATGCACGATTTACTTCCAATATGGCTAAGAGATGGTTCATCTGCGGCAGTGGAAGATAACAAATTATCACTTAAATTAAAAAATGGTTCTCAAGTAAAAGCAATCGCATCTTCTCCAGATGCAGGTCGTTCGGAAGCACTATCCTTATTAGTAGTCGATGAAGCGGCATTCATTAGGGATATAGATGATATATGGCTATCCGCGCAATCAACTTTATCAACGGGTGGTAGTGCTATTATTCTTTCTACACCGAATGGTGTGGGTAACTTTTTCCATAAAACTTGGGTAGCAGGCGAATCCGGTCAAAACGGATTTAATTGTATCAATCTACATTGGACAGTTCACCCAGAAAGAAATCAGGCTTGGAGAGATGAGCAGACTCGTATTTTAGGGGCAAAAGGAGCTTCACAGGAATGCGACTGCGATTTTGTCGGTTCTGGTGATACGGTAATTGAACCGGATTTATTAACTTGGTATAAAGATACCTATGTGATGGAGCCGGCTGAAAAGCGAGGATTTGATGGTAATTTGTGGGTGTGGGAACATCCTAACTACAATAGACAGTATATGGTCGTAGCCGATGTTGCGCGTGGAGATGGTGCTGACTTTTCAACTGCACAAATTATTGATATTGAGGACTGTTCGCAAGTAGCCGAATATAAAGGAAAGATTGATACAAAGGATTTTGGTAATTTTCTAACCGCATTGGCAACCGAATATAATAATGCACTATTAGTTGTAGAAAACTCTAATGTTGGATGGGCATGTATTCAGCAAATTATAGATAGAAATTATTCAAACTTATTCTATATGAGTAACGATTTGAAATATATTGATGTTGAAAAGCAAATAAGCAATAAATTTTATAGAGACGAGAGACAGATGGTTGCAGGATTTTCTACTACATCCAAAACCCGTCCTCTTATCATTTCAGCATTGGATACATACATGAATGATAAAGATATATTAATTCGTTCACAACGCTTAATTGACGAGTTATTTACGTTTATATGGTATAACGGTAGGGCGGAAGCTATGAAAGGGTATAATGACGATTTAACGATGGCATTAGCAATTGGATTATGGGTTCGTAATACCGCATTAAGATTGAGACAAGAGGGAATTGATTTAACAAAGAGTATGTTGAACTCTACAACTATACAAAATAATACTAATGTCTATTCAACTAATTGGCAATCGCAACGTAATCCATATGAAATGGAAGTGGGTAAAGGTCAGGTTGAAAATTTAAGTTGGTTACTTCGTTAAATTTTATATATTTATATGTTGAAACATTTTATTAAATGAAATTACTTATTAGAGTATTAAAAGAAATAGACCCACATACTAAAGGTTTAACAGGATTAAATTCAGATGATTATGAGACTGATTCTGAAAAAAATTTCGTACGCCACCATGCTAAAGATATGTATATGAAATATATGGGTTCTCCATCTGATAAGGATACCGTTGATTTTGATGATAGCGATGTAGAACATATACCACAAATATATGACCCTAAAAAGGATAAAGTAAAAAGAGGATATGAACCAGTCAACTCGTCAAATTTAAAAGAAACAAACGAAGATTTAGATAAATGGTTTAAAGAAAAGTGGGTAAATATTGGCAAAAAAGTCGATGGCAAACATCCGCCATGCGGAACTTCGGGAGAAAAAAAAGGTTATGCCAAATGTGTTCCTGCTGCAAAAGCCGCTGGAATGAGTAAAAAAGAAAAAGAAAGTGCAACTCGCAGAAAAAGAGCTGCACAAAATGATGCAGGAAGAGGTGGTAAAGATAGTAAAGGACAAGGTAAGACCCCAATATATGTTTCTACAAAACCAAAAAATGAAACCATGAACATAGAAGAAAAAATAAATTTATTTTTAGAAAAAAATTGCCCAACTGACCCGGCAAAGTGGTCCGCATCCAAATCAGCAGCTAAATCTAAATTTGATGTATATCCATCGGCCTACGCAAATGGATGGGCAGCAAAAAACTATAAAGGCAAAGGTGGTGGATGGAAACAGTGCAATGAGGGAGAAGCTAACGCATTATGTGAAGATTGTTGGGATGGGTATAAACAAGTTGGGAGTAAAATGAAAAATGGTAAAATGGTCCCAAATTGTGTTCCAATAAATGAAGAAGTTGATACGGATTATGATGAATTGGATGTGGAGCCGGAAGAAATTGAAGATTTTATTCAATTTTTAAAAGCCTATAAGAATACTTTAGCCGAAGCAAATTGCAATTGCGTGTATGAAGCAGAATATCAAGGTAGAGAAGTGAAATTAGGCAAACCAATGCAGGGGGATGTTAAGAAGTTCAAAGTATATGTAAAAAATCCAGCAGGAAATGTTGTTAAAGTAAACTTTGGACAAAAGGGAATGAAAATTAGAAAATCAAATCCTGCTGCTAGAAAATCATTTAGAGCACGAATGAATTGTGATAATCCAGGTCCAAGACATAAAGCAAATTATTGGTCGTGTAGAGCTTGGTAAAACTATGAATCATATTATATACAAAATAACCAATAGTTTAAATGGGAAATATTATATAGGTAGGCATTCTACTGATAATATCGATGATGGGTATATGGGAAGTGGTATTGGTATATTAAATGCAATTAAAAAATATGGAAAAGAAAATTTTAAAAAAGAAATAATTGCAAAAGTCGATACACCGAATGAATTATGGGAATTAGAATTAAAATATGTGAATATTGATGTTGTCAACGATAAAAATTCATATAATATGTGCCTTGGTGGAAAACATTATCTATATGGATTACAAAAGACCGATATTAAAAAATTTATAAAACATCAATCGGATGCAGGTAAAATCGGAGGAATTTCTTGTTACCAAAATTTAAATGATAAAAAGGAATGGCATCGTAAAGGAGGGTCAGTATCATCGAGAAAAAGAGCATCTTTATATATTTATGAGATATTAGAACCAAATGGAAATATACATATTGTAAATGGATTGGAGTTCAGACAAATATGTAAGGATAAAAATTGGAATTATAGTACATTGCATTGGAAAACAAGTATGGGTAAATATATATCAAGAGGCGCACATAAAGGTTTTAAAGTTTCCCAACTTAAAACTATCTAAATAATATAGATTAAAATAAAAACAACAAATGGCAGATAAATCATTCTTTGGTAGGCTAGAGAAACTATTTTCAACAAACACAATTGTCCGCAAAACATCAAAGGGCATACGAGTAATAGATACGGATGAATACCAATCTATGTCAACTAATTTGATAGATAGATATACTCGTATGAGGACTCCGCAGTATAGTGGAGGACTGATAGAATCTGCAATGGCATATCAGCAAGTTCGTATAGATTTATTCAGAGATTATGATGGTATGGATAATGACCCTATCATCGCATCTGCATTAGATATATACGCAGATGAATCAACTGTTAAAAATGAATTAGGTGATATACTAAAGATTAATTGTGCAAATGAAAATACAAAAGAAATTCTTAGAAATCTTTTTTATGATATATTAAATATAGAATTCAATCTTTGGCCTTGGACTAGAAATTTGGCAAAATACGGAGATTTCTTTTTACAATTGGAAATAGCTCCAGAATTGGGGATTGTAAATGTATTACCACT